TGAAGAAGTGGTCCGTACAGAATGCCTCAAACTTGGAGACGATGTTGTTGAAGGTAATCATGCGATGCGGCTGTTGTGTTGTTGCTCTCTCTTGAAGTTTAAGTCCTTGAGGTAGGCGAGGTGGGTGAAGACGTGGCCAACCGTGAGGCGCGATACTTCGTCCATCTTGAGAACATCCTCCCCAGCCAAGGCGTAGAGCGCGGGATACCATCCCCACTTGTTAGCAAACTCATCGCCTCCTTCGCCGTCTGAAGTAAAGAGGACTTCAAATTGCCCAGCAGTTCGTGCTCGGTAGTCCAAAAAAAAAGCAACGCACCCGCCACCATAGGAGCGGGCATAGCCTCAAAAGGCTTTGGGTCTTCCTTGGCCGTATAGTCGGCGACGGTGTACTTGTCGCCCCACTTCCTTGTGATTGGTCTGTACAGGATAGACATGGCCTTGGGTGCCGTCTTCCAAAAGTCGTTGGTGTATGTCTCAAGGTCTATCCACTCACCCACAGAGAAGTCCTCCCAGTCGGGCACGAAGCCATACTCTACCCCGTCGAGTGTAATGATTCTCTTGTGCAAGGATATCTCCCCGGCCATAAGTTGCTCGATGTGAGCGTTGGCCTTTGTGATAAGTTGGTGGGGCATCTTGCGGAGCTCTGCAAAGGTGAGGCCCGTGACGGCTTGCACCCGTGCCACAGGGTCGGTCGATGTCTCCAACACCTGGAGGTGCTTGAGTGTGAGGTCTGAATAGTTGGCCGGAAGTCGGAGCTTCATGTCTATATAAATTGAAAGGGTGGGTTTCCTGAAGTTAGCCGAGGGCGTACTGCCCAAAGTTGGGGTTCGTTTGATTCCATGTAATGGCGTAGCGCGATGCGTCCAGAAAGTGATTGAATGCATCGACGGGCTCATTGAGCTGCCTGTCATTCTTATCTACTTTCCACTTGTAGTTCCGGAGCTCTTTAATTCCGTTGAGGCTTCTCTCTGTGATAAGGAGAGGACGAGAGCGTAGGAAGTCGATGCCAGAGCGCACCGAGTCCCTACCCTTGCGGGCGGGGTGTACGTTGATGCCGTGGCCGTGGATGTCGTCTATACTCTTGGGCTCTGCCGAGTCAGCCACCACCATCGTCTTTCCCACCTCTGCCTCTTTAAGCGTTCGAGAGATGTCCGCGTTGGTGAGTCCCGTGGCGTAGCATATCTCGTCGAGGCAGAAGCCATGGCCGTCCGTGTAAACCTTTACGATGGCGGTGGGGTCGTTGGTATATCCGAAGTCGAGGCCCACGGTCATGAGCTTCCACCCGTCGGGAACCTGTGGCACTTGCTTCCAATGCGTGAGGATGGTGGCACGGCTTACCCCACGCTCTCCCAATCCGTAGACCCGCCAGTAGTCAGGGTCGGCATCTTGTAGGCGTTCAATCTCTGCCACCGTATTGGACGTGAGGTAGGGGTTGTCTCGGTATGTGGTTTGGAAGAACTCGTGGTCGTCCCTTGTCAGCACGTGGTCGTATATCCAGTGGAACTCGTCCGAGGGGTTAAAGTCGATGATGGCCCGGCCCGTTGTCCGGAGCATGAGTTGCCTCCAATCTTCGAGGGCCAGCTCGTTGGCCTCGTTGACGAAGAGCATGTTTCTCTTGCGTCCCCTGACCTTTTGGGGCTGGTCTACGGAGATGAACTCCACGAGGTTCCCGAACAGGACGTAAGTAGCCTCGCTCTTGTTGTGGAGGTTGACGTCGTATATCCCCTCCCTCTCAAGTATCTCGAAGAAGTCCCGCATGACAGAGGCACGGATCGCGGGGAATGTCTTCCGTGCTATGGTTATGACTGACCCCGCGTTCTCGTTGCGGTGGCATAGCTCCACGAGGGCGGTGAGTATGGAGTAGGTCTTGCCGCTACGTGTCCCGCCTTGGTGTACCTGCACCTTTGCGTCTGAAGTTTTGACGTGGTAGTATGTGGCGGGTTGCCTCAAAACATCCGGAGTTGTTGCTGGTGCTTCTCAAGGCGATTGCTTGCCGCGTCGAAGTAGTCCTTGTCCAGTTCACACCCCACGAGGTCAAAGCCGAGGTTGTGGCAAGCGATGGCAATGGAACCGCTGCCTAGGTGCGTGTCAAGGATGCGGTCGCCCTCTTTGGCGTAGTTCATAAGAAGCCATTCGTACAGCTTCACGGGCTTTTGAGTTGGGTGAAACTTTGTCTTTTTGTCTTTGTACGCTGAGTACCTAAAAATCCGAGGTGCCTTTCCAAAGGTTGTCCAACACAGTTCTCCGTCTGCAAAACTAAGACCTTCAGGTATTTCTTTGTCCCAAAAAACAAAGTGTTTCGTGGGTGGCAAGTCGAAGTAATTACCCCCCCATATCATGCAGTGATTTGAAACTCTGAAAAGCTCTCGGAAATATGCTTGTGTCGGTGTATGTACATCCCAGTCTTTCGCCTTCCACTTTCTGTTTTTTGACTTAGAACATCTTGCAGATTTGCCCATGCCCATGTTCATGTTTGCTACGTCGATTCCATAAGGCGGGTCAACAATCGCTAACTCAAAGGCGTTGTCCTCACACGTGGCAAGGTACTCCATACAGTCAACGTGGAGCAGGTCAATCATGAGATGCTTGAGTTGTCGTCTGTGAACCACGAGAGGGGCTTCTTCTCTGCCACCTCTATCTCTTGCCTCTCGACGTACCCCCTACGCTTGCCCTTTGTCTTGAGCAGGAAGATGGTGGCGGCTGGGTTGCCTTGTGAGATGAGCTTGTGGAGGTGGTGCTCTGCAAAGTCCAACACTACCTCGGGCAGGTTGTCACACGCTTGTTTGTACGCCTCGTCGTCTTTGATCCAGTTGTAGTGGGTCTGCCGTGAGATGCCCACGGACTCACAGGCCATCTTCACAACGCCCAGGGACTTGGTGAGGGCTTGGACCATCGCCACCTTTTTTGGGTCTTTGATGTCCAACTCTGTCAAGGTATCATCTTCTCGCAGTGCTTGCATGGCTTTGGTTCGTTTGTTGGTTCTTCGGTTTCTTCGGTCTTGTCCCAGTCAATGGGTACACCCCACTCCTTGAGTTCTTCTACCTCCCACTCGTTGGCGAGCATATCTTGATCCCACTCGCCCGCGCTTACGTTGTCCTTAATCATTGCGCGGCGTTGCTTTGCCTCGTCCCAATCAACAACCACACACGGCACGGTAGGCCATTCAAGGGCTATACAAGCCCTCAAACGCTGGTTCCCTGCCAAGACCTCCATCCGGTCGTTGACAATCAAAGGACGGGCCTCCATGAGCTCCGGGTCTTCTGCAATCGAGAGCATGAGTTTCTCCATTGCGTTGTCCCGTATGGCTCGGGGGTTACTCGGACTCGTCTTCAGCTTGCTCGGCTCTATAGGTATCGGCGGCATTGAGGACGTTTCGTAGGGTTTCTCTGACATGGTAATCGTTTACGGCAAGGTTGAGGAGTATTTCCCAGCTCTCTGGGTCTTTATGGTAGACGCCGAAGTTGGCGGTGTCTTCTTTGGTCTTCAGCATTGTAAAGACGAGGAAGTCGTCGCACTCGTTTAGGAGGCGTTTGACTTTGCGGAGGGTCATGCGTTGAGGAATTGGTAGTATTTGGCGCGGAAGTCCCTCTCCGTATGGATGAAGTCCTCGCACTTGATGACGTTATATCGGGCGGTGGCGTGATCGCGTCCCCCCATGTATGTGCCTATGGCTTTGAGGGTCCACTTCTTGTCCCGAAGATACTTCGCGATTATCATCCGGGCCTCTACCCTGTACGCCTCTCGGTTGTCGCCCATGATTTCTTCCCAGGTGTAGCCCCACATATCTATGGCGCGTTGGACCTTGCGCTTCTCGGCTTTCTTTCCGTGGTCACGCGGTCGCTCTATGGCTCCCACCATCATCCACAAGTTGTCCCTTACTTCTTCGTCCATTCCTTGGCGCATATTGCGAGGCGTTGCATTCTGTTGGGGTACTCGGAGCTCATAACGTCGTCGGCCATACAGCGGTCGAGGTATTCTTGCATCTCTTCTTGTGGTTCAGGCTTGGGAATCGGCATTGTCAACTATGTTTTTGAGTTTGTTCATGAGGGTGCGGTTGCATGGTGGGCAGGAGCTCGCGGCCTTGCCGTTGAGGTACTTCCGAGAGAAGGCGGTGAGCTCTTGTTTTGTGAGCTTGTCCTTGTCCCTGTTCAGGAACTCCCTAATCTCTTCTATCTCTTCGGGCGAGATGGTAGGCCCCCACTTGTCGAGGGGACACGAGGCGACCTTGAGCTTTGTCTTGGCGGGCATATAGCACCCGCACAAAGGGGAGTCCGTGAAGGCTTCCTTGATAAGAGGCCCACACGACTTCGTCTTCTCGACATAGTGCTCGCAAGCTTTACAGGTGGCGAGCCTCTCGGCCCTACGGTGTGCGTCTACGAATAACATCTCGGAGCTTTTTTTTGGATTGTTCGATGGACTTGTACAAGGTATTGACGTTCACGCCTGACTCCCGGGCGACCTCGGCCATACTCCAACCCTCAAGGTAAAGCGTGAGAACCGTTCTGTCAAACCATTGCAGGTGGTCGGCCATGAGTAGGGCCTCCTCTTTGCGTATCGCGTCGGTCAAGTCGTAGTTGCTTACGTGCGTATATGCTGGGGCGTCCACGATCCGGTAGAGCCTTTGGAAGGTTGCGGTGCTTTGTCTCCACATAGCGGTGTGGAAATATCCCGGGAGGTTGCGTAAGATGTTGGGGTTGTTGTGCAGGGCGTTCTCCGTTGTGAGGTATGTGTAGTGCACAAGGTCGCGGGGCTCTCGGTGTAGGGTCTTGGCGACCTTTACGAGTTCCTCGTAGTGCTCGGAGAACCAGGCGTCAAAGTCCTTTCGTGCTCCGGAGCTCATCGACTCGTCTTTTGTAGTGGTGATACATGGTCTCCAACTCTTCTCGGGAGAACTTGCGCGTCTTCTTAGATGCAATAAGGAGGGCCTCCGCCGTGCCTTCGCCGTACTGCCTGTCGAGGTGCTGGGCGAACAGGTATTGTTCCCCAGACCTGAAGCCGTTACAACGCTTGCACTGGAATTGAACATTGCCTTCATCGTTCCACCTCGTGCTCATGCAAGCGCGACTCATAAAGTGGCCGGCGTCTACCTCGCTCCAATGTCTCACGCTTCCGCACGTGTAGCACTCGCCCATACCTCGATGGTCTGTGACGCGAAGCCGGATGTACTGCGAGAACACGGAGTCAAGCTTCTTGACTGCCGCGCTCCTGTTGAACCTCTTCTTCTTGGGGGCTTTTGTACGGGATATGTTCCCACCGTCCCCTCTCGTCGACTTGGACGGGCTTAATTTCGCGGGCTTTTTCGAGGTCCTCTTTTTGTTCTGCACGACGTTTCTTGTAGTTCTCGTAGAGGGTGTCGAGTTGGCCGTCGCTCAAGCGGTCGGGAGCGTGTTTCTTTAACTCCGTCCAGTTGCCCTCGCGTACTGCCGCCCTCTCCCCTTCGTATTGTTGGAATATATCACACAATTCCGGAAGTTTCAAACGCTCGTACCCGGGCCGGTACTCTCCCGTCTTCAATCGGTTCATGATGATGGCCCATTCCTCGAGCTTCATGGCGGGGAAGGTATCGCGTAGGTGGTGCACCGCATCCAGCAAATCTTGGTCCGCGCGGATCGTCTTGTTGTATTCGAGGTAAGTGAGTGTCTCCTTGAGGAGGAGGATGAGGGTGGCCTCTACGCGGGCGGGGTCGGTGCGATATGCCGCGAGTACGTTTGTGCCTTTACTCCATGCCTCCTCGGGGGTCATTTGCGAGGCGGCGGAGATGTTCTTCAATGAGTGAACCGTCTGAAGGTCCAGGGCGTCTTGTTTCATTCGTTTGGTTTTTGATGGCAAAGAAACCTTTCCAACCGTTGGCGAGGCTCTGCCCAATGATTCGGACGGCGGTGGCGCAATCGCCGCCCGAGAGGGTTTGTAATTGATGGAGGGAGGCTTGCTCGCTTGTCGGGCTTTTGAACTTGAAGCCGTGCTCTGTCTTCTTGTAGTCCTTCCAGCTCTTCCAAGCCTCGAGAAATTCCTTGTCCTCGAATGGCATAACCACCCCCTTGTGTTTAATTGTATTGTCTCTTGTTCTTTCCTTTGTACTAGTAGAGGTATCATTTGGGGATGCTGCATCCCCATTTTGGGTACTCTGCCTCCCCATTTTGGGGATGCTGCCTACACGCACACGGACGTGCCTCACCCTTCCGTTGAAGTTTACCTCCACAAATTCGAGCTCCTGGAGCTTGCGGAATGCCCGCGCGATGGTGTTGCGGGATATGCCGTACTCGGCTTGGATGGTATCGTTGCATTTGTGAAAGCTCTTGCCGTTGCCTGTGAAGGAGTCGACCTCTGCGAGAAGAGCCTTCTCCACAAGCGTGAGGCGTTTGTCCAACCATATCTGTGCGGGTATCCATACCCCTTTGAATTCACGTTCCATGCGCTGAAGATATGGGAGAGGGTCAAACGTCCCCCTCCCTTATCGGTAACAAGTCCCGAAGCTCGTGCTCGCGGTACATAACCTCCCCTTGCAGTTGTAGCCACGTTGTATTCTTCTTGGCTACTATCTCCGGGCCGTGCTTCAAGATGCCGCGTGGGTTCTTCTTGATCCAGTTCTGCACCGTGGCCGGGGTTACCCCCAGCTCACGAGCGCAGTCCTTTTGCGTACCGAAGTGGGTCGCTATGTAGTCCTTCATGCCTTCGAGAATTTGACAAGGCCCCACAAGATAGACACCTCGGTCGAGGGCTTCATGTAGCGCGTGTACTTGGCCCCTGCCTTGAGCGTTGGGCCTTTGCCTTTCCTCCTGTATCCACCTGACACGCGCCTCTGTTGTATCGCGCTGGCACTACGTCCAAGCTCTGTGGCAATTTGCTCGTCTGTGGAGCCGTTTTGGAATCGCTTCCGGAGTGTGGACATCTCTTTGGGCGTCCACGTTTTGTTGTTTCGTTTCATTGTGTTGGGTTTAATTCGTTGAGCATTTGATATTGTAACTCGGGGCAGTCAATCTCTTTCCATGTGGTGGGGCTATCCTGCATAGAGGAGTACCATTCCGTCCCCGTCCACCTCGCCACTTGGTAGATGTAGGTCTCCCCCATCTTCCAAGCTCCGAGATACATCCCCGAGTCCTGTGGCTTTCCGGTCTGCCACATTAGAGTTGTACCTCCTTCTTGATGGTGTCCCGAGCGAGGAGGGCAATACGTGCAAGGTGCAGGACCACCGAGTCGTAGTTCTCTTGCGTAGGATCGCCCGCCGCTTGCATAGCACAACCCACGGCCCAGCTTGCCACGATGCTCTTCGTGGTGTCGTCGTTGGACTTGACGGGGGCAGAGCCTGTCTTCACGTTGTCCCACGAACGGACGCCGCTGAAGCCGGGCTTGTCGAGCTTGAGGCGTGGACCCCACTTGGTGCTCTCGTGGCTTTTGACCATGACCTCTTGGCCTTCGTTCCATCGGTCTTGGGTTAGTGCGCTCACCTCTCCCACGAGGCCGTTCTCGAGGATGCAGTCGAACTTGTAGAACGTCTTCCCATTGCTCTCGAAGGAGCCCTGTGGGGTCAGGCTTTGGATTGTTGTCGTCTCTTCAGACATAGTAAAAGGGTTTTTAGTTTATGACCTCGAAGCCTCGCGCCTCGATTCC